GAGGTTAATCCAAGCCAGTCAACAGATGCGCTTCAAAACATAGCGATCTTAACAAAGCTGGCAAATGATTCAAGCACTATCGGTATGAATCTGCTTAATGCCAATAAAAAGACCATCGAAGATATAAATAAGAACGATGATGAGCCGCCAGAACCAAAACAAATAGTGTTTAGGGTTGTCGATGCAAGCGAGTAATTCACCGGCTCTCAATATTCAGCAATCAGAGTTTATTCAATTGCCACATAAATTTAAAGCCTATGTTGGTGGTTATGGAAGCGGAAAGACGTGGGCTGGTTCTTCTGCAATGTGCGCAAGAATATGGAGCAATCCGGGTATTAATCAAGGTTATTTTGCACCCACTTATCCGCATATACGCGATATTTTCTTTCCAACGATTGAAGAAGTCGCCAATGGTTTAGGCTTGAGCGTTGACATTATGGAATCAAACAAGGAAGTACATTTTTATAGTGGGCGTAAATATCGAGGAACAACGATTTGTCGAAGTATGGAGCGACCGCAAACTATTGTTGGATTCAAAATTGGCCATGCTCTCGTTGATGAGCTTGATGTATTGGACCCAAAGAAAGCACAGCAAGCATGGCGAAAGATCATTGCTCGTCTGCGTTGGCAAGGTGCAACTAATGGCGCCGATGTAACGACTACACCCGAGGGATTTAGGGAGACGCATAGGTTATTTGTTGCAGAGTTAGCCAACAAGCCAAACCTATCAAGTCTTTATGGATTAATCCAAGCATCGACAAGAGCTAACGCTAAAAACCTACCTGACGGATATATACAATCATTAATTGATACCTATCCAGCCGAATTAATTGACGCTTACATTGATGGCAAGTTCTGTAATTTAACTACCGGCACAGTTTATCGGTCATACAATCGTCAGCGGTGCGAATCTTTAGAAACAATACAGGGTAAAGAGTCTTTGTTTATCGGCCTTGATTTTAACGTCGGAAAAATGGCTGCAAGCATCTATGTTCAGCGATCTACTGGCTGGCATGGTGTGTCAGAACTACATGATGTATTTGATACGCCATCAATGATAAATGTCATTAAAGAACGATGGCCAAACAATCGAATAATTATCTACCCAGACGCATCTGGTGGATCAAGAAAATCAGTCAATGCCAGCGTGTCAGATATTGCACTACTGAGACAAGCAGGGTTTGAGGTTAGGGTTAAGTCAACTAATCCATTCGTTAAAGACCGAATACTATCTGTTAATAAGCAGTTTGAAGATGGGAAGTTATTTATTAACTCTAAATTATGCCAAACGATGGCCAGTAATTTTGAGCAACAAGCATACGATAAAAATGGCGAGCCTGATAAAAAGAGTGGGTTCGACCACCAAAACGACGCATCAGGCTACCCGATAGCATACGAGTTTCCAGTCATTCGACCATATCAATCATTAAAGATTTTAGGAATATAAATATGAACGGTGAAACCGCCAAGAATATCAACAAACGCCACCTAGAAAGTGAATACATGCTGTCTATCTGGAATAAATGCGAGGATGCACGCGAAGGACAGACAGCAATCCACGAAGCGGGTCGAACTTATTTACCTGAGTTATCCGGTCAAAGTAATTCAGAATATCAAGCCTATAAAAGACGCGCTGTATTTTATGGAGCAATGAGTCGAACGGTTGACGCTTTCGCCGGTATGATAATGCGAGTGCCGCCGAGTGTTGATAATCCATCACCTTACTTGGACGATGTAACCGGCCATGGTTGCAGCTTGACTGAGTTTGCTGGGGAAGTATTAGAGGAAGTCTTAGTCACTGGCTTTGGCGGAATACTGGTCGAACATTCACCAATGGCTCAAGCAGTCACACTCGCACAGGCTCAGGCATTAGGCGCACGTCCATATCTAGCGTTATTCGATGCCGACTCAGTGATTAACTGGCGTAAAGACGGTAAGCGAATCACACAGCTAATACTTGAAGAAGACGAATACATAGCCAAGTCAGAGTTTGAGGGCGAAGAACAGTGTTTTTATCGGGTGCTGGACTTGGACGACATGGGTAACTACCGGCAGCGTAAGTTTATCGAAAAAGATAAATACTTTGTTCAAGTCGGTGATGACATTTACCCGTTGATGAATGGCGCTAATCTCAAGGAAATACCATTCTACTTTTTAGGTGATGCTGACGAATTGCCCTTGCTGATTGATTTGGTGGACTTGAATATCAGTCACTACATGACAACCGCTGACCTAGAAAATGGCTGTCATTACACAGGCATCCCGCAGCCTTGGCTGGCCGGTGTGCAGCTACCGGATGGCGTGACTTTATCGGTGGGTGGCGTTTCTGCTTGGGTGTTTCCAGATCCACAAGCGAAAGCACAGTATCTGGAGTTTTCGGGTCAAGGCCTAGGGTCACTGGAAAGACGTCTTGAACTAAAAGAAAAACAAATGGCATCGTTAGGCGCAAAGATGCTCAGTGACAGCGTAACCGCAGAGACAGCGACAGGGGCAAGCCTACGCAGTACGGGCGAGTTTAGTGTATTGGCGCAATTATCGGATAGAGTCGGTAAAGTATTATCAAGGGCTTGTTCATTCATGCACCAATGGGCAGGCTTGCCAGAGGTTGCCATCAAGCTCAATACTGATTATCTCCCTGCCAAGATGACACCGCAAGAATTACAGGCGTTAGTCGGGGCTTGGCAAGCCGGAGGCATATCAAGCATGACGTTATTCAATAACCTACAACAAGGTGAATTGATAGCCGCAGAGGTGACGTTTGAAGATGAACAGGCAAATATATTAGAGCAAGCACCTGTATTGGTTGCACCTGTCGCCAATGCCGTTAAGTAAAGTTCTGTTTGACGATACCATCGAGCTTCATTTAGATATGGAGCGCGTGGCGATTGAATCACGGGCTACCATCGTCAAGCTATTAGAGAATCTTGAGAAAGAACTCATTGCAAAAGTAGCCAATGGCGTAACCGATTGGTCAAAGGCAAGAATTGATAAGCAGCTCAAAGAAGCCAGTACCGTTATCAAGCAATATTATGATGAAGCGGCTGGCATCGCGAGAGATACCACCACCAGCGTGGCGCAAGTATCAGCATCAGCCACAGCGACGTCGTTGAGTGCGGCGGTAGGCGGTCAAGTAGCTATTGGTGTATTGCCCACAGATGCTTATCTGGAAACCTTAGCCGGTAACACGATAATTCAAGGAGCAATTCAAGCCGATTGGTGGAGTCGTCAAGCCGGTGACACCGCGTTTAAGTTTCAATCAGCGGTTCGTCAGGGCTTAGTCGGTGCTGAAACCACACCACAAATAGTCAAGCGGGTGCGTGGTGTTCTGGATTTATCCAGGCGTAATGCGGAGACGCTGGTACATACTTCGGTCCAGTCGGTCGCTAATACCACGCGCGAAAAGATATTTGCTGATAATGACGACGTTATGGCAGGCAAGGAGTGGTCAGCCGCCTTGGACCGTAAAACCTGCCCGACTTGTGGTGCATTAGATAACAAACGCTGGACGACTGACAGCAAGCCAATCAATCACAGTATGGTGTATCAAATACCACCCAAGCATTTCAGATGCCGGTGCTCAATGGTGCCGGTCTTAAAGACATGGCGTGAACTGGGTATTAATATGGACGAGTTGCCGGATGGAACACGGGCCTCGATGGACGGTCAAGTAACAGATAAGACGTTTGCTGACTGGCTAAAGCGCAAGACAGAAACAGATCCCACGTTCGCTGATCGCACACTTGGCAAGGGCAGGGCTGAGTTATGGAAGTCTGGCAAGATTACGATGGATCAGATGATAAGCGGTGGCAAGCCATTGTCGTTGAGTGAGTTGCAGGCTAAGTATGATATAAAAAAACAATTAACTCTTAATGATTATATTGCATTAGGTAAAACAAAAGCGGATAGTATTATCAATGCTGTAGGTAGTGGCGAATTAGAGTTCAGGACAGAACTCAACCGACTATTAAATAAAGAGATTGGAACAGATATTAGTGCTAATATTATAAATTACGGAAGTCGAAATGCGGCATCAAAATTAGTTGTTGAAGCATCAAAATTAATACCTAATAGCTGGACAAAAGCGATTGATGATTTTGGCTCTCTAACTGTTAGAGAATCAACAAATAGAGCTTATGCCGTTACTTTTAATCAAGACTATACAGGTCGTAAAGTAGACTTTAAGAAGTGGGGGTTTGGAGTACAAGAAGGAAGCAACAATGCTGGATTCATAGTAACTAATAAAGGTAATTTATCGACGGCATTGCATGAACTATCTCATAGAGTACAGTCAGCATTGCCTAATCTTGATGCAATTTTTCAGGATTTGCATAAAAGAAGAACAAACGGGGATAAGCTTAAACGATTAACTGATGTTTACCCTAACAGGGGGTTTAGATCGACAGAGGTCTGTAAAGAAGATCATTATATTAATGCTTATTTTGGTAAAGAGTATTCAGGCCAAGCATTAGAGGTCATGACGATGAGTATAGAGTCAGTTATGACAAAAAAAGATGTATTTAATGAATTGCTATCTAAAGATAGAGAACTGTTTGATTTAGTTATAGGATTATTATTTAATTATGCTCCATAGAATAGATTTTCATATTCCCTTACCAAATGATGATCATGTATTGTTTTTCTGGGATGATAAGACTGGTGATATAACAGGTCAAAGTGCTGCATTTATAAAAGAAAGCGCGGCTTGTGCTATTGATGATGGTTTTATAATTTGCGAAGCTATTAATGGAACTATTCCAGCGACAGATCCATTAAATAATAAAACAGAGTTTTCAGCGCTTGTTGGTCTTGATAATTTACCGAATGAACTAAAGAAATATTACCCAAGCAAAACATCAAAAGGATATGAGGAATTTTCTAATGATGCTCATATTGAATCATTAGTAACCTATTAAAAGCATAATGACTACAATAACATTTGACACCTTAGAGCTGGTAGACAAACTCAAAACCGCAGGCATACCACAAGAGCAGGCCGAGGCTATGGTACGTGTTATTGCTGATGCTCAAGAAACATTAGTATCTAACATTACACTGGATCACCGATTAAAAGAGACTGAACTGCGATCAGATGCCAGATTCGAGCGCATTGATGGGGAATTAAAACTTAATCGATGGATGCTAGGTATTATAATTGCCGGTGTCATGTCTCTAGTATTAAAAACATTCTTCGCTTAAACACTCCGCTTTACCAAATACCAAAGCCAGCTTAACCGCTGGTTTTTTTATGCCTAAAATTCCTCCTAAAATTGCAATAAGTAAATATATTGCAAAAACTGCAATTATGTTATAATGCGCTCAAATCGTTAGGCGATTAACCGGGCTAAGCCTTCCAAATCCCAAGGGGACACAATGGACATTACACCAGAAGTACAAGCGGCTATAGATGCAGCAGTTGAAGCAGCGACCAGCGGACTAAAGACCAAGAACCAAGAGTTATTGGATAAAAACAAGAAGCTCATGAAAGGTCAAGAGATTGACCCGCAAACGGTGGTAGATCTTGAGGCGCAAGTTGACAAGCTACAAGGCGAACTCTCAGCCAGTCAGAAGTCGGCAAAAGAGTCAGTGAAAACACTGGAAACGCTGCAAGGACAACTGAAAGCAGAGACTGGGTTTACTCAGAAATTGCTAATCGACAACGGCTTGACTGACGAACTTGTAAAGAATGGTGTAGCACCGCAATTTCTACCCGCCACGAAAGCCATGTTTTCGAGTCAGGCTCAGATCGTTGCAGAGGGTGAGACTAGAGTTGCCAAAATTGGTGAAAAAACAGTCTCGGAATTTGTAAAGGAATGGGCGGCATCGGAAGACGGCAAGCACTTTGTGACAGCACCTAACAACTCGGGTGGTGGCTCAACAGGTGGCAAAGGTAGTGATAACGGACAAAAAACAATAAGCCGTGACGCTTTTGATACGAAAAGTCACTCAGAACGAGCTGAATTTTTCAAGTCAGGTGGGACGGTTGTAGATTAAATCAACTATAGGAAAGCTATGAAAATTATTAAGACTCTATTTGTGGCAATGGCGGCTATGTTACATGACATGCTGTTTATGTGGATGTACCGATCAGGTTACATTATGACAGTAAACGTCCTGACATCATTATCGGCTGATATTTATAAAGCAGCGGACACAGTCGGTCGGGAATTAGTCGGGGTTATTCCATCAGTTACCATTAACGCAGGTGCAGAAGCGGTTGCCATTGGCGACGTTATCCGGTCAGCATTTACTCGCACAGCGGCTGTTGGAACTATCACCCCTTCGATGGTTATCCCAGAAGGTAACGACCAGACAGTTGACAACAAAACAATGACACTTGACCAAACTGCCTCGGTTAAGATTCCTTGGACGGGTGAAGACATCAAGCACGTTGACAATGGCGCTGGCTATACCAGCATCTATGGCGATCAAATCGCCCAAGCAATGCGTGCTATCACTAACCAGATTGAAGCATACGCTTGGAGATTGGCTTATAAAGGCGCATCACGCGCATTTGGTACGGCTGGCACAACCCCATTCGCTGCTAACTTTAATGAAATCGCTGAACTTCGTCAGATTTTAATCGACAACGGCTGCCCAGATGACGGCCAATTAACGCTAGTAATGAACACCATTGCAGGCACTAAGCTTCGCAACTTGGCTCAATTACAGCAAGTTAATACCTCTGGCGATTCCTCATTATTACGTCAAGGCGAACTGCTTAACTTACAACGCATTATGTTGAAAGAATCAGCAGCACCCATCGCGGTCACTAAGGGAACAGGCGCATCGTACACATCAAGTGCGGCTGGTTATGCTGTAGGCGCAACTGATATTGCGGTCATTACAGGCACCGGCACTATTTTGGCGGGTGACGTAGTGACTTTCACGGGTGACAATAACAAGTACGTTGTAGCCGTTGGTGTTACCGCTGCTGGCACAATATCACTTAATGCACCTGGCTTACGCTTACCGCTTGCAGCATCCGCAGTCGCTTTGACAGTGGGCGCAACATCCACTAGCAACATCGTATTGCACAAAGGTTGCTTTGAGTTGGCAGTACGCCCAATCGCTCTACCAATGGGCGGTGATGATGCTGACGACCAAATGACCGTTCAAGACCCACATTCTGGCTTGAGCTTTGATGTATCAGCTTATAAAGGCTACAAAAAAGCAATGTTCGATATTTCCTGCGTCTATGGCGGGAAAATGTGGAAACCTGACCACGCAGCAATATTACTCGGCTAGTCGATAAACGATGCCCATTCTTTTGAGTGGGCATTTCTTAGAACACTAACTAGGATAATTAATGGCAGCTTACGTTAAATATACAGCAGCAGTTGAACCACTAGCAGAAGGCGTAAACGCTGGAACGGATGCGTGGAAAGTGGCACTGGCTTTAACGGTCAACATAGCCGATACAGCATTTGTCGCAGGCACAACCGACCTTGCAACAGCGGCAGGCTATACAGCAGGCGGCAATGCTTGTGCAACGATCACTAGCGCACAAACGGCAGGCACTTATAAGCTCGTACTGGCTAATCCAGCAGCATGGACAGCCACAGGCGCTGGCTTCACTTTCCGTTATGCAATCTTGTATAACTCAACGACAGGCGTTCCATTTGGTTATTGGGATTATGGCAGTAACGTCGTAATGAACGGTACAAATGCCGATACTTTTACCGTCAACCTTGATGCCACGAATGGCGTGTTTTCAGTCGCCTGATGGATGATTATGTTGTAGCGGGCTATTGGGTAGCGGGCTATGTCGTCAGCTCGAATACCAGTTACAGCTTAACTGGGGCAGCAGGCGCGTATTCGGTTACTGGTCAATCTGCAACATTAAAACTAGCGCACAAGCTCACAGCAGCCAAAGGAAGTTATGCGCTAACAGGTTTGCCGGTTACTTTTTCAATCGCTCGAAAATTAGCCGCAGCAAAAGGCGTTTATTCGGTCGCTGGTCAGTCATCAATATTATCGGTTGCTCGAAAGCTGAGTTGCTCACCAGCAACGTACACACTAACCGGCAAAGCATCATCGTTCGTTTACTCGCGTAACCTTAACGCAAACTCAAGCAGTTATTCATTATCAGGAAAAACGGCTGCATTAAATTACCTAGCAGGGCGTGCCAATTATGCAATGGCCTGTGCGTATGGCGCTTACAGCTTAACTGGATTAGATGCTTCGCTGGATTATCTCAGCATCATCAAATACCCACTCGCAGGCATAAGCAGAGCGTTTGAGTTAAACGGCATTGCTAGAGGCTATGAGTTAGCAGGATTAACGGACACTATGCCGTTAAGTGGTGTTAGTAACAGCTATCCGTTATCAGGCATTAGTCGGAGTTATCCATGAGCACCATCGTTACGCGTACCGCAAACGGATCACCGCTAACTATCTTGCAACTCGATGCCAACTTTACAAACTTAAACTCAGACAAGGCAGAAACAGCAAACCCAACTTTTACGGGTGCGGTTAAGATTGACTATGGAACAGCAGCAGCGCCTGCACTAGCGTTTTCAGGCTCAACTAATACGGGAATTTACGGAAGTGGTACTGGCTTAACGTCATTAATTGGCGTTAGTTTTAATGGCACAACCGTCGCGGAAATTGATAGTAGCGCAAGATTTTTTAGCGCAACGACCAAAATAGCAGGAAGCTTTAATTTTCAAGTAGGCGCAGTTAAAGCAGGGAGCAGCGGCAGTAATGCTGTGAGTATTGGAAACAACAATACGATGTACGGGGCGTTTCCTATAGCAATCGGTGCTGAAAATATAGTCAATTCTCAATCGGTTGCAATAGGGGCGAATCATACGGTCAATACAGTTAGTTCAACTGCAATTGGCTCTGGTGTCACATCAGCGCATGATTTTCAGGTTTCTTTTGCAAACTGGGGGCTAGAAAGTGGACAACGCAGCGTTTATTGCTTACGAGCCGACACATCAGATAACGCAACACCAACATTAATGTCGATGTTCCCTGCTTATTTTGACGTGGCATCAATACCCGTTATTGCATCGCTTATATCCCTGAAAGGTCAGATTTTAGTCAGAGACACAACAACAGTTGGTTCGGCACTTTTTGACATAACGATTATGTCAACTAATCAAGTCTTACGAGGCGTAGTAATCACCCCGATATTTGGAACTGGAACACTGACACTGGCTAATTTACCCGCAAGCAAAATACAAGTGGTTACGAGTACGGGAACACTAGCGATTAATGTAACCGGATTGGCAAGCAAGAACTTAGTTTGGCTGTCAACTTTAGACGCAACAGGGGCATAACATGGCATTGCAATTCAGCTTCGATAGTCAGTTCGATATTAATTTTCCAACCGCCTATGCACGAGTTATTTCGTTTAATGGCGACAAGCTACAAGTTAATTTTTCGGTGGCTATTTATAAAGATCAACAGGCACGAGAAAGCAGCAAACAGCCGTTGTTATTTAGCAGGCACACCGTCGCATATATTGACGGAATGGCAATATCGTCGCTTTATGATTATTTAAAAACGCTACCAGAATTTACCGGAGCAATTGACGTATGAGTTTGATTGTCGAAACCGGAACAGCCAGTTCAACCAGCGAAAGCCTATGTAGCGTTGCTGACTCGTTGGCTTATCACTCAGCGCGTGGTAATGGCACATGGGCAACCATCACCACAACACAACAAGAGCAAGCACTACGACGAGCTACCGACTTTATGGAGCTGTCTTATAAATCACAGTGGCAAGGGCTAAGAGTCAATAACACCCAAGCACTGGACTGGCCTCGTGTTGGTGTAACGGCTAACGGTTATTTTGTTTTATCAACGATTGTTCCAACCCCTATCGTCAGAGCCTGTGCAGAACTAGCGTTAAGAGCCGCAGCAGGCGATTTACTGGTCGATACGACTCAGCAGAAGACCAGCACAAAGGTTGGAGATATTGAGGTCGACTTTGACAAGAACAGCCCGCAGGCGGTGCAATATCCATCGGTAGTGGCATTGCTGCAACCCTATTTCGGGCTGTCTAGTAAGCTCGTACATAAGGTCATCAGGTGAGCTTTTATTCGGATGCTGTCGAGGTTGTCGATGACGCGCTCAGTCAATACGGGCAGCTAGTCACTTTGACTCATAAGGCAACTGGCATTTACGACCCTGCAACAGGAACAGCGGCAACAACTACAGCAACAGAGATTGGGCGCGGAGTCGTCAAAGAATATAACGGCTTGAACCAGATTGATGGAACTCTTGTTTTGCAAGGCGATAAAAAATTATTGCTTAGTCCTGTGGGCATAACAGCACCCAAGATTGATGACACCGTTATTGCAAATGGCATTACCTTCGTTATTAAAAATATTAAATCACTTAATCCAGCAGGAACAGTCGTGATGTACGAGTGCCAAGTGAGGGGGGCGTAATGGCTGGCAATTTCGCCCTTGATATGACTCACTTTATCAACCACGCAGGCACTAACGTCAACACCGTAACGAAAAAGGTAGTGCTGGATGTGATGCGCGCAGTCATCAGGAAATCGCCAGTCGATACGGGCAGGTTCAAGGGCAACTGGCAATATGGCGTTAATGACATGCCCACAGGCGTTACTGATATTCACGACGATAGCGCACACGGACAAGGGGGGCAGGGAACACTGGCACACACTAAAGGACTGCTGCCACCACAGGCAGCGGGAAAACTGCATTGGATAGTCAATAATTTGCCCTACTCAATCGCACTTGAACACGGTCACAGTTCGCAATGCCCACCTAACGGCATGGTCGGTTTGACGATTACAGAATACCAAGCGCTGGTGCAACAGGCTGTTTCGGAGGTGAACCCTTGAGTATCATCAAAATCCGCGCAGCCCTAGAAACCGCCTTGAATGGGATGTCGCCAGCATTAGCAACGGCTTGGCAAAACACCCCATACACACCGATTGTTGGTACGCCCTATCAGAGAGTTAATTTGCTGACAGCCGAACCAGACAATCGAGTTTTCGGGGCAAGTTATACCGAAGCTGGCTATATGCAAGTGGACTTATGTTACTCACAAAGCGTAGGCGCAGGGGCAGTTGACCAGCGCTTCGAGCTAATTAGAAACACTTTTAAGCGAGGAACGGCTTTGTTTAATGGAGGCATTACCGTCACTATTTCAACAACGCCAGAACTCGCACCAGCTTACCTTGATGGTGATCGGTTTGTCCGACCAGTCAAGATTCGTTTTCACGCTTACATTTCACAATAGGAATATAACTAATGGCAATAGCTCAAGGCATTTACAAAACGGTTACAGTTAAAAAACAAACCGCACTCGGCACAGCAGCATCGGGCGGATCAGCTCAAACTTTAAGGCGCGAGACATCAACTAACAACTTAAAAAAAGACACTTACGGCAACAACGAAATTGCTGCGCACCAACAAAGCACCGGCAAAACTCACGGCTTGCGTTCAGTTGATGTTGCACTGAGTGGCGTTTTATCGGCTGGCACTTATGCAACAGTAATGGGTTCGGTTTTGCGCGATGACTTTGCCATAATCACAGCAATACCCTCGCTGTCGCTGATCTTTGGCGGTTCTGCGGGCGCTTATACGATTACCGGAACAGGCTTGATGGTATCGGGCGGCTGGAAAATCGGTGACGTTATCAGAGTAACTGCTGGAACAACATTGCCAGCCGATATAAAAGATAAAAATCTGTTAATTACAGCCATTACTAACACAGTCATTACGGTTAAAACGCTTAATAACTCAACAATTACGACCAACGCCACCGCCATTGCAGCCTGTACGTTGACTTATCCGGGCAAAAAAGCGTTTCCGCCTGAGTCCGGTCATACCAAAGACTATTATACAGTCGAAGATTGGCAGTCTGACATCACGCAAAGTGAAGTGTTTTCAGACGTTATGCTCGGAAAATTGGACATCAGCTTGCCGTCCACAGGCAACGCCACGATTGCCATTTCAGGCGCTGGCTTAAATCGAACCCTTAGCACTACACGTACGTTTACCTCACCAACAGCCGAAACCACAACCAGTCCGTTAGCTGCGATTAATGGTGTGCTTATCGTTGATGGAACAGCGGTAACGAACCTTACGGGTGTCACTATATCAATCGACGGAAAAGTGGCAACCGTAGGCGCGGTTGTTGGCGCAAACGTATCGCCAGATATTCAGCGAGGCGTTATTGATGTATCAGGTTCGTTTACGGCTTTTTATCAAGATAAAACCCTTTCGACTCTTTTTGATGGAGCAACATCAACAACTCTAGTCGCGGTTGTCACAGATACCAGCGCTGATTCATCTGAGTTCGTATCGTTCAGCATGTCAAGCATTGTGTTGGATGGTGATGGTAAAGATGATGGTGACAAGGCTATCGTTCGGACTTATCCATTCACGGCTCGTATCAATACGGCTGGTAGTACTTCGTCAGCTAATGATAAAACCATTATTACTATCCAAGATTCAAAGGCGTAAACAATAACCCTATCGCGGCTTGAAATACAGCCGCGAACCTTTAACAAACAGAGAACAAAAAATGGAATTATCAGCACTAGATTTAAGCACAACATCAGAGCAAGGCTATGAGTTTGAATTTATCCCAGAGGCAACCGGCATTGGTGAGGGGTTCTTCATCACTGTACTTGGCAAACACGCGGACACAGTCAAAGAGTGGACGCGCAAAGCGGTTAACAACATGCGTGATCGTGAACGTATGTTGGCAAAGAAAGGTAAAGACGACTATCGCAAAGTCGAGGAAGACGAAGATTTTAGTGTGAAATTAACAGCCGTCACCATTACTGGCTGGAAAGGTCTTAACGACGGTGGAAAGCCCGTTGAATACAGTAAAGAAATGGCATTGACGCTTTGTCGTATTAACCCAGAGATACGCGACCAAGTCAGCGCGGCTTCGGATTTAATGTCAAATTTTACGAAGAGCAAATAGTTGAATTATTGCTATTTGCTGAACACGAATTAGCGCTCGGGGCAAAACAAGGCGATGGCGTGTCTTTACGTCATCACCTTGAATCAATAGAAAGACAAACAGGCGTAAAACCAGAGCAACTTGAGTCGCTCCCGTTTCCAGAAACGCTTGAGTTTAACTGGCTGGATTTTTTAGAGCTAAACAGAGCAAGAACGAGTAATGGTTACACGGCAAACCCAATCAGCTACACGGAATTGGACGCATGGAATCGACTAACGAATAAAAATATTACAGCGCAAGAAATTAATATTATCAAGCAACTTGACGATGTTTTTTTGAACCATTACCAACAACAGGCGGCAAAAAAATGATGGACATTGCGACACTCGGTATTCGGATTGACTCAATAGAGGCACGCCAACGGCTTCAAGAGTTGGAGCGTGCAGGTGATGGAACGACACGTTCATTAACAGCAACCGAAAGAGCGTCGCAACGTGCCGGCAGTCAATTCAATGCAATGGCAGGCATGGCAAAAGTGGCTGCGGGTGCGATAGCAGGCATCGCGTTTGCAAAAACCATCCAAGAAGTCGCCAGTTTTGAAACGAAACTGTTATCACTCAAGGCACTAACCAATGCCAATGCCACACAAATGAAGGAAATGGAGAAGCAAGCGCGTTCGCTAGGCGCAACGACAGCCTTTTCCGCACAACAAACAGCAGAGGCGCAAGGCGTTTTGGCTTCGGCAGGTTTAAAAGTTAACGAGATTTTAGCAGCAACACCAAAGGTTTTGGAGCTGGCGGCTGCGGGTGCGCTTGACTTGGCAAAAGCCGCTGAAATATCCACAGGCACGATGAAGGGCTTAGGGCTTGAGCTAACAGACCTCGGCAGGATTAACGACGTATTTGCGAAGGTGGCGGCTGATACTAGCACCAATGTTGAGCAAGTAGGTGAAGCCATGAAGAATGTTGCGCCTATCGCAAAAGCCTTCGGTATTAACTTGGAGGATATGGGCGCGTCGGTGGGGATATTAGCAGATAACCAAATCAAGGGAAGTGAAGCGGGAAATAACTTTAAAGCCGTGCTGGTTGCGCTAGGAAATGAGACAAAAGATAAAACGGAACTATTAAAGCAGCATGGTCTGTCATTTGCTGATTTAAATATTCAAGTTAATGGACTGCAACCCGTTATGGACACACTCAGGAAAGCCAATCTGAGTGGTGCGGAGGCAATCACCCTGTTTGGTTCTGATGCGGCTGCGGCTGGATTGATTTTATCAAGTAATGCAGGAAAAATTGATACATTCTCGACAGCTTTAGAAGGGGCAGCGGGATCCGCAAAAAAACAAAGCGATATACTAAATCAAGGACTCGCAAAGGCTTGGGATGCGCTGCTCGGTACATTGTCAGAAGCGGCATTGCAGTTCGGTGATGTTCAGAGCAACTCGCACACACTCACAGAGGGATTGACTGGGCTGATTACCAGCGTCACTGGCGTTATCGCAATCTATGAGGGCATGGGCAAAGAGTTCGCCGCCTCAAACAACCTAACGAAAGAGCAGTACACCAACCTAAAAAACATCGCTAGTGGGCTTGAAGTAGTCGCTTCGGGAGCAGGCGGGATTGCTATTTTGACAGCAGGCATCTGGGCAGCAAATACAGCGATGCTGGCATTTAATCTGGCAGCAAAGGCAAACCCATTGGTGCTGGTCGCAACGCTCGGTGCGGCTGGAATTGGTATGGTGATTGATAAAATAGGTCAGCAGAAGAAAGCACACGAAGAATTTATGACTTCGGCAAATACGCTGGAGGAGCAAAATCTAAAAATAAAAGAACAGAGCGCGAAAATTGAGAGCCTAGCACCTCACGGAGGAGGAACAGGTGCATCGAAAGAAACGATGGACATGGAGAAGAAAAATCTCGAGATATTGATAGGTCAACGGGCAGCCATAGAAGCCAAGACAGCAGCAGAAAAAGAAGCCGCAAAAGTCACAGCACCAGATAACAAAAACAAGCCAACAGAACCACCAAAGCCACCCACAATTACGAAGCCACCCGTTGACGAAGCAGCAGAAAAAGCGGCTGAGAAATTAAGAAAAGACAATTTAAAAACCATCAGCGACGAATTAAAAAGCCTTGATGAGCAGCATAAAAAACTGACTATGTCGGAGCGTGATTATTACGCCCAATCAGATGCTTTGAAATTAATGAGCGTATCACAAAAAGCCTTCGCAATGGCTCAGTGGGATGCTAACAAGGCTATGGATGCTCAGAAGAAAAGCAGCGAGACAGCAAAGACCGAACTGGCTTCGCTCAAAGACAAATACGACCAACTCACTTTATCAGCAAGCGCCTATTATGCCAGCTCACTCGATAAGCAAAAGCTGACACCAGAGCAAGCAGCGCCACTGATTAAGCAAAACGACAGCAATATCCAAGCGGAGGCAGCCAAGAAAGCGACTGAAGATGCAACGTCATCGCTGGATGCTTATAACAAAAAGCTGGATGATGCCAATACCAAGACCTCAGACTTGGGTGCTGTGACAGCAGCAATATTTGATGGGGCGTTGGGTGGCATAACTGCTATGGCTGGGGCATTTGATGCAATGGTTACTTCAATGGAAGCCAATACCAAGGCGCTTGAAGAAAATGCAGCCATGAAAAAATTGAATGAATCAACTGTAGACCCAGTCAAAAAAGCCGCTAACTTTAAGACTTACGCCAAAGAAGAAGCCAAGTTAAATAATGACAATACAAAAGCGGCTCTGACCGGAGCCAGTCAGATTGCGGGAGCAGCAGCAAACCTATTTGATAAGAAATCTAATGCAGCGAAAGCCTTTCATAATATCGAGATGGGGTTATCAGTCTTACGCCTAGCAATGGACGTAAAAGAAATGGCATCGTCGATGATGAAAACAGGGGTTAATGTTACCGAAGGCGCGTCAAAGATGTTCGGGCAATCTGGGTGGGGCGGCTTTGCAGGCGTAGCCGCAATGATAGCAGTCATGGCAGGTCTTGGATTTGCGGGGATAAGTTTAAGCGGTGGCGGTGGCGGTGGAGCGGCATCTGGTCCACCACCCTCGAATAGCGACATGGGAACAGGCACAGTGCTTGGAGACCCTACTGCTAAATCGGAATCAATCAAGAACACCTACGATTTATTGCAAAACATCCACGCTGATGAATACGTTGAATTACGTGGCATTAACAAAGGCGTTCAGGCACTTAGCGGAAGCATTTTAAGTGCGGTGACTAAGCAATTTCAGCTCGGGGCGATTCAAGGCGTCAACAATCCAGACTTAGGAAAATCTGGACATACAATGGTTGCGGGTGGCTTGCAAACAAGCAGTATTACGCTGGGCGAATTACTAAAAGGCATTAACGTATATGGCACTATGTATGCAACTGATGCTAAAAAAGGTGGGACAAAAGAAAAACCAACTTACGAATATACAGACTATTTCAGCCCGATGGCTGCCGATTTGCAAAAGTCGATGACTGATGTCTTTAAAAATATAGGCGCTACGTTTGACAAAGTAAGCACCAAGCTCGGTCCAGAGTTTGCAAAAAAGATAAACGCAGCAATTATCCCTGCGTTAAAAATAGACACAATGGGATTGACAGGCAAAGACGCAGTTGAAAAAGCCAATGCCGTTATATCGTCAATGATGGATAACGTGTCAGCCGTTGTGTTTTCATCGCTGCTAAAGTATCAGCAACTTGGTGAGGGTATGTATGAGACAGCGGTACGTATTGAAGAAGAAAAGGCAATCATAAAAGACGCTTTCGCTCAGTCAGGCAAAGCCATGCCAAAAGTCGCAACCGATGCAATCGCAATGGCTGATGCGCTAGTTCAGGCAAGCGGTGGACTTGAGAAATTTCAAGCAAGTTTTGCCGCGTTTATTGATAAATTCACAACCGACGCTGAAAAGCAAACTCGAACTGGTAAATACTTGAGAGGCTCATTTAAAGAAAATAAGCTATTTGATGGAGAGCAAATAAAAGGCATGTTAAACAGCCGTGACGCTTACGGAAATGCAGTGGATTCGGCAGCGACTGATGTTACCAAGTACGCAGGGAAGAAAGGCGCTAAAAATATCGCAGCAGAAAAAACAGCAGTCGATAAGTATGCTTTACTGCTTGAAATGGCGCCAAAAGTGGATGAATTTATCAGCTACAACGAAAAGTTAGTAAAAGATACGCTCGACATGAACATCAAGCTGTACCAGTCGCAAGGCGATGGCTTGAAACTTAGCGAGAAAATAGCCGAATCGCACGAAGCGGAATTATTATTGCTGCCAGAGAAATTGAGAATCACTCAACAATTAATCTGGAATCAAGAAACAGCCAATAAGCAAGCGTCGTTAGATATTACACTGATGAAAACTCAGGGAAGAACAGTCGAAGCATTAGCAGCATCAAGACAGAAAGAATTGGATGCAATGGAGCCAAGTCTGCAAGCCACTCAGCGCCAAATAAATGCGATGGATGACTTAAACACCGCAATGACTAAGTCAACAAAGAATGTAAGTACAGCAATTTCAAAGCTCACCAGCTTATCCGACAAACTGAAATCAACACTGGCATCAACAAAAGTCGAAACCAATGCGAGCTTAAGAGCTGACAAGGTTAATGCAAACATTTTACTGAATTCAGCTTTGAAGATCGCCAAAGCGGGTGGTGCAATCGACAATGTCGCAGGGATGGACAAAGCACTGGCTGATGTCGCAAAACCCAGTGAGCAACTCTACGCGACATTTAACGAATACGCTGCGGCTCAGGCAGGAACATCATCAACAATTAGCCAACTGGCTGATTATGCCGATGCTCAAGTATCAATGGCACAAAAGCAACTTGACGCGATTGAGAAAACAACCAAAGCCGTAGTCGGATTGCCACAAGCACTGGCTGAATTAATGCAGCTAGTCGATCTGAAAACAATGCTTATGTTGAATGACACAAACATAAATCTGCCTGCGTCAAATGACGCACTTGTCGGCCCAATGCCACAATTCGCATCAGGCGGCTATCACTCAGGCGGTTGGCGAGTTGTCGGTGAGAACGGCCCAGAGCTTGAACACACCGGAGCATCAAGAATATTCAGCAACCCACAAAGCAAAGGGCTATTGAGTACAGCGGAATTGGTTGCAGAGCTTCAAGCACTCAGAGCAGAGGTTCGAGCAGGGCAAGAAGCGATTGCCAATAACACGCGCCAAACTGCGAAGATACTGCGTGATGTTACGCAGGATGGAACCTCAATTACAACAGTGGTGGCAGTATGAAAGTGATTAGAAACACACGAATATATTGGAATATCGGCGTATTAAATAACGCTCTTTATGGGCGTGTAACATCGAGCTCTATAGCTTTTCCAGATGCCATTTATCCAGTTTTTGTGTCGACAACATCTTATGCGATAGGGAGCAGAGTAACCGAAGCCGATAAGATTTACACTTGTATAGCGCCATCTTCGGTGGTTCTACCTAGCACTCGGGCTGACCTTTGGCGTTGCGACGGGGCAGCAGATCGCTATAAAATGTTAGATTTTAGTGCGGCAACTCAGTCAAATTTTGGTACATCAGGTAGTTTTGTTATTACTGGTGATGTTGTTGATAGCATAGTTTTTTTAAACGTAACGGGGACAACGTCAATTACCGTTAATGCTGTTAATGCTTTAAGTGTCAATGTTTATTCAAAAACGGTTGATATGACATTGAAAACCGATTTGGTTTTAATTGATATTCCTTCTGGATTATGGACGATAACGGTAACGCTAGCCGGAACATCGATAAAAATAGGGACATGTTTTTGGGGCAAACAAACAAACATTGGAGACACTCAATACGGGGCATCGGCTAGTATTAACGACTACTCGACACAGTCAACTGATATTTATGGAAATACTACATTATTGCAGCGTGTTTATTCGAAGCGCTTGTCAGTAAATTTAATGATACCAAACACTAACGTTGATAAAGTATTTTCCTACCTAGCCGCTATTCGCACTACGCCCGTAGTTTGGGTTGGTGACGACAATTATGGCGTTTTAGCTGTTTACGGTGTTTACAAAGATTTCGCTGTTAACGTCGCTTATCCAGACTATAGCACATGCAGCTTGACGATCGAGGGGTTGGCTTAGCGGCTTTGGGAAAAACAGCAGCAGAGATTGATGATATGTTTATTGCTGCGGCTACTCTTTAATATATAGCGTAGTTTTAATGGCTGAAATGCTTACGGGATTTTAACGGTTTTAATAGTAACTGTACTTGTATCTATTGGGGTTGCTAACGGAAAGATAAAAGTTAAGTTATTGATTTATAACAATTTGTATTTAAAATATTGCTCTTTTAATGCGATGGTCGCGCGTTCGAATCGCGCACGACCCACCACAAAGACCGAATAAAAAACAAGAGGTTATCTTTGACGGAGACCTCTTTTTTTATGCCCGTCATAAAAGCACTAACGGGATTTTAGCGGGCTTGATTTTTATATCACTCTTTAGTGTTTTAATTTTTTTCTCCAATAAAAGTCTTGCGTCTCTTTCTTTGTTGTACATATCCCAATATCTGTTCCTATCATTCTGAGCGTCTCGTATAGGTGATATTGATTCCATTGTTGATGACCATGTTGGCCTCATTACAATTTGCCCACAATAATGCTCTCTTGAAACAATAATATGCTCTGGATATAAACAGCAATTACCATCTTTCTTTTCATAATTCTTTGCATAAAAATGAGCGCACGAAATACAACTCATATAACTCTCCTGATTAATGTTAATTCTGGTTTTCTGGCTTCACAAAGCAATTCAACACAATCTATTAATCGAGCAATCTCAACTTTCGAATAATGCGTAGTGATTCTTCCAGCATGATGCCCTAACAAATCCTGTCGATCCTCAAAACCAACACCAGCCGCTCTTAATCTCATTCCAAACGTATGGCGAAGATCATGCACCCTAACCAAAGTAAGGCCAATTGTTTCTCTCGCTTTACGCCAAGCACGATTTGTCATTCTGTCCAGCTTTCTACCTTCGAAGTCAAAAACGTATTCAGATTTATTATTACGCTTTGCTGCAACGATTGATCGAGCAACAGAGTTTAATGGCACAATACGTTCTCGGTTATTCTTGGTTCGGGTTTCATCAATAATGAAGACGGTCGTATCAAGACCGCTGACCTTACATTCATCGGCCCATTTCATGCCACAGATTTCTTGATCTCTCAAGCCGGTATTGAGTGCAAATAACACCATTTCTGACAAGTAGCCTGGCAGCTCTTTTAATAATAGTTCCTGCTCAGTCCAACTGATCGGTCTTGGTTTTCTCTCAATGCCATCAACTAAAGGCATCATGGGTACATTATCAAGCCAAGGCTTCCCATTCTCATCACGCCACTTTGCTGCTGACAGTTTTAGCACTCGCCTGACAGAGGCCATATCACGATTTAATGTGCCTGCACTTATCCCAGCTTTCTTTCGATCACTGATAAAGACATCAAACACACCGGAGTGAATCTTAGATAATTCAATATGCCCAATGTAAGGCATGATTTTATCTAAACTAATGATGTCTCTATCCAGTGATGTTTTGTGACCGTACTCATCAAGGTAGCGAGCTGCCGCTATCTCAAAGGGTCGGTCAATCTTTTCACCATATACTTTTACTTTTCTATATTGCTCAATAAGCCTTGCTAAATAGCGTTCTGCTTGATCAAGCTCCTTCTCTCCCGTGCTTTGTCGTATGTTGACACCGCCGATAACTTTGTCAACGTGCCAGATTTCGCCTTGCTTTCGTAGACCTGGGGTTCTTTTTGCCATGATTGATTCTCCTTTGCTGGCTTTCCGTTAGCCTGTTTATGTTGTTCCCACCAAGCATCCAAGTCAAGCCGGTCAAAACTAATCATGCTATGTGCATCTCTAACTTCAACTAAATACGGCCTGACATGAGCATTAAAATGTGGAATGGACATGCCAAGATAGGCAGGTGCTTGACTCATTCGAATAACTCTAGGCATTGTCATACTTCCTCCCCAAATGTTTCATGGCGTTCTTTCATGTGCTTATTACGTTCTTTAATCATTGCGTCAGCAAAATCATAAGCACCTTTACTCATCACTTTTACCCACTCAGCGGCTGAATCATGTAATGCACAGTCTCCCATCACAGGACTTGCCAACAAGCCCTGCATAGCCAACCCTGCAAAGTGGTCGCGTAGTGTTAAGTTATCCATTATCTACTCCAATACCATGTACTTTCTCAACTGAACGTACTAAATCATAAATGTGTTTAACACTGCTAACTATCCATAAATCAAATATTTCAGTATCACTCAAAGGCTCACGTTTTGGTGGTGATGTTTGGTAAATATGATCGTGCATCGCCATCATCGCATTTGCGAACCATCCCAACATAACCTCATCATTTAAATTACATTCTGGATTACACTCTCTAAAAAACTTTGTCCAAGCCAATGCACTTGAGTTGCTGTGTATGCTCATATCATAAGGAGCGGGTTTGTCTTTACTCATAATCACCTCAACACAAAAAAAGAATAATGGATATAAACAATAAGGAACCACATACTATATTTTCGCTACTCATAGTCGTCATCTTCAATCATTGTGGACCTCTTTTAAATGTAATATTAATTATGCTACTTAAGTAATCTACGATTGCTTGAGCTTCTGGTCTTTCTGATTTTTTACAAGTAATAGTGATGCTTAATTCAGAGTCAAAATGCTCTGGGATTTGTTCTATATACACTCTAACGTTTTTCATTACTCATCTCCAATACCGTGTTGCTGTTCTGCCCATCTAACACCTGATATAAAAGCGGCATTACAGACAATATACTCAGGATTTGCGAATTCTCTTATAACAATGTTGCTCAAAGGCTCACGGGTCAGTGGTGATGTGTATAGTGGGAATGGATCGCTTCTGTCGCAATCTTCATCAAGTAACTTTTCGTTTTCAATAACACCAATTTTATCCTTAGCAAAACACCAGTCAGCAGAATTTTTTGATTCAATGCACCAAGCAACAGGCTCAGGTTCAGGTTGTGCGAGTAGTTCTTTAATCCTATTTATTAGTTCTGGGTAGTAGTAGTTAACCATGTCCTTGTTTGATAATTCTTCAAGTAACTCTCTTTCTTTACTCATAAAGCCTCCACTTCCGCACTAGCTGCTATGTGGACAACTTCGCCATGTTCATCCCAACACACCGAGAACATGCCGTCGATTCTTTCAAGTCTCAGGATCGTGTTTGATTTATCGCCAACAATTTTAAATAACGTATTGCGGGGCAAGTCGTAGAGTTTCATAAAGTCACCGCAAAACTAGGGTCTGTCATTCTGGCAGGACTACACGGTTCGCAATACTTACGCATCCTGATTGTTGTGGTAAATATGCCGTTACATTTAGGACATTTCACTTTACGCACTCGGTTTAGGCTAACGTGTCCGTTATATGATTTCACTTACCATTCCCCTATAACTTGAACAGTGACGGTTTTCGCGTTGCTATGTTTAGCGCACAACTTTTTCAATCCCCATCGGTTCTTCAATTCTCTACGTTCAAACTGCCCTGAAAATACTTGCTTAAAACTGATGCCGGGCTTTTCAGAAATAACTTTATACTTTGCCGTTTTGCGTCGTTCAATCCAGTCCAGCATGATTTCGCGGTCGTAAAACTTTGATGGCTTACCCCGGCACATTTCTTTAGGATCGACATAATCAGCCGGACCACAGGGGAGTAACCCCCTATCATCCATTACACCCACTTGATTTGTCGATACGCCCATCAGTTGTGCTATTTCTTTGCGATTTATTAAATGGTTCATCTTATAGCCACCCTAAATCCTTTGCTTTCAATACGAACACCCTCACAACCACCTAATGTCTTAATCAGTTGTTTGTCGATACTGCGTTCAATTTTCCAAAACTCATCAGGGATCAAGCTTTCATCATCTACTTGAACAGAAACAGGCAACTTAGCTAAGGAGATAGCAATATCATTAGCTGATAATTTGTTCTTGCCTGTTGTCGTCATGGCATCGTTTAAATAGTCACGCAACCAAACAGCTTTTTTAACAAGATATAGACGTCTAGCTCGTTGACGTTTTTCAACGGCTTCGATAGCATCTGCTTGGGCTTCAATGCTAGTGATGAAGCGCCCTAAGTTCAGCATCTTGTCGTCGATTGTTCCGTCAAGGCTTTCTATCGTATCAATAGCGGTTTGTTGATCTATTTCGTTTTCTGGATCTGTTAAAAAATCCAGTGCTTGCATATAACTGGTCGTCAGTTCATAGAGCGATGTATTCATAAATTCCATCCTTTACAGGCATTATTTTTGTTAAATGTAACGGGTATGGCTTTGTTATGCTTATCGCACCATTCCTCGTGAGTTCTTTTGTTGCGCTGTTCCCATGTTTGAAGAAGAATTTCCGCCTTGGTATGTTTAATGCGATATTTTGTATAGTGGCAACAACTCTCACAACTAATAGCTGGTAAAGCAGTATTAACCTGATCCCATACCATTGTTGGTCGTTGCCATAAGGTTAGGCATATTTCAAACCAATCCCATTCTTCACCCTCATTATCACAAAGCACCTGGTGTTCTTCTTCACCACAATGCGCCCATACAATTGATGGTTGATGGCTGTATTGATTACATACAGCCGTAAAGCGTTTTACATAATCAACGGGTGTCATGCTGCTTCCTCTAACTGACTAAAGTCATAATCGAGTATCTTTGCAAACTTGCCGCGTGTGTCTAGGAGTAAGCGTGAGGGTTCTTTTGGTTTTTTAGAATCTCGCCTTTCAATATTTCCAGTTAACAATAATTCCATTACATCATCATCAAAAGGAATACATCTATTTGCTAACCACCTTAACGCCATCTCTCTTGGAAACCCCATTGGATGAAACACACACACAAACTCACTGGCAACCCGAATAGGAAACAAACCATCATCATCCCAATAATCAACGCGCATAGTGTCCAGCTTTCCGTCTCTGCCTGCATTTCTGGCATAAGTTACCCGGCTAATTGCTCGCCACTCTGGTTCATAATCTTGGGTTAAGATAGCCTCCCGACTGGCGGTCTTTTCAACCTTAAAGGCGGGTGGTGGAAACTCATAACCACAGTCAGGACATTCACGACGGGCAGCATGAACAATGCTTTCACATTCAGGGCAAGATTTAACGGGTGCTTCTCCGTCATCACCTTTAGTTTTTTTCTCTCTAACGGTAATGGCATCAATCGGTCCATGCCGGTTTATATTCCCTGCATAATCCAACACCAAGCAATCAAACTTTGACTCAGCTAAACGCATACCCCGTCCACCCATTTGCACATAAAGCCCAGGTGATTGCGTCGGTCTTAACATGATTAAAAAATCAATGTTGGGAACGTCAACCCCTGTCGTTAAGCAATTGACATTAGCCAAACAACGAATCTCGCCTTTCTTTAACGCATCCAGTAAAAAATCACGTTCAGCTCGTTTGGTCTGGCCTGAAATCACCGCACAACTAATGCCCAACTCATTTAAATAAGCACTGACATGGTTGGCGTGTTCTACTGTGATGCAAAACACCAAGCCTGTTTTTCGTGTGCCTATTTTCGGTAGTGCATCTAATAAGGCGCTTTCAGTTAACGGATCTACCA